GAAATGAACTGAAGCCAAAATAAGCAGCTGTGTTCACCGAAACACTGGCTATTGTTGTGAGTACCGAAGATTTCATTTTTATATCACAAGCAATCGAAAACGGAAAACCAGTCACATTCGTATCTGCGTTGATGTTCGAATTGAGCGTCCCGTTGAACCCAGCCGCATAAAACACATCGCCCTGACTGTCACTATTAGTAACTGGAAACTCCTCTAAGAGAGCTTGAGAGTCGTTGTGGTATGGGCCTGCTGGGTTTGTGAGTGTGTTGCCGTTTGCGTCGTTGGTTCCCGCTGCAAGTGCTGGGATTAGCAACGGTCCATCGAATGGCTCGCCATTGATAACAAGGTTTCGGACTTGACCGTTCCAACGCAAAGTAGCGTTTGGATAACCCGACAGAAATAATCCATTTGAAAATGATGAAAGATCGACTTCAGATAATTCAATTGCTACCCAATCACCAGTAGCAATCGCTGAGGCCAATTCTGATCGCGTGTTAACACCATTAACAAATTCAACTCCGTCGATCAATATTGTTGGCGATCCCGCACCGGCAGATAATGTAGTTGTAAATTGACCAATATTCCAAATCAGAAGATAAGGACTTGATAATGGAGCATTACCAAACAATACTCCAATAGTGTCAGTCGTTTTGATTTCAAGTGATATCGAAACGCCCGCTTCAATTGGTGCCCCAACAATTTCTGGCCCTGCTGCCGCATCCGTTACCGATGTTACATCCCATATCGCAGAACAGCCTTGATTCTCACTCCAGAAATAGTTGTCTTGCGTGCCCCAATCAGGAGAATTTTGCCATTCGATATTCTTTTGGTTGCCGGAGATGTCGTAGCTGGTTGTGCCAGTTTGCTCACTGATGGGACATTCGAAGCCGTTTGCGTGGTCGAGCTTTAAGCCCCATAGTTGGCCGTTGACGAAATTAGCTGAACCAATACGGTTACAACCTACAAAGAAATCCCCATCCCTTGAATCCATCGTCAAAACTTCGCTGTCGGTCGTTGTTACTCCGGTCTGCAAGTTGGTTACGCTCAATGTGAAGGAAGTTCCAACTTTTGCGACTTGGACGAAATAGTCAACGCCCACTGACGGGCTTTCGCAAGAGAAATTAGTGTAAGAGTTATCAAAATAGCACTGGAATCCTTCTGCAACACTCCTGAAACTCAGAAATATGAAAGCACTTGGGTCAGTCCCTTGTTCTAGGATTCGCTGGTCGGAATCCAATGAATCCAAACGTACATACCCGCTTAACGTCCAATCGGACGCACTGAAGTCATCACTATTCGTAATCACGCCATACTGATTGACCCCATCCAAATTTATGGCTGGACCATCGTTGAGCTGCCAGTTGCGTTTGCAATCCCCGAAGCTATTGTCATTGCCCGCATATCCGCCAGTGTCTTGGTTTGCTGAGAATACTTTTGGTGCTAGAACGGTCGTGTTGTCGAAGTCAATATCGTCGGCTGTGATTGCAACACCGTTGATGTGTGTTAGACGAACATAACCGTTAGCAAGACCTCCAAGCGAACCATTGCCAAAATTGTAATTGGCTACTTCAACTTTTCCCCAGTTTGTAAATGCAGTTTTTGTAATGACTAATTCATGCTCGACATTGTCTGAAATTGCATCACTTAATTGCAATCGCGTGTAACTTGAGATGTCCACACCATCGAGAATAGCTGTCGTTCCACCAGAGAAAGCATTCGGGCCAGAAGTAGCGGCGACACCATCATAATATATAGTATTGTTTGCTGAACCGTTGAGAAAAATAAAATTGGTATCGGTTGTTTTTATCCGAAGCGTAAACGAATCTCCAGATTCAGGGGTCTTTGTTAGCCGTAATTTATTCCCAAAGTTCCACCCCTGCATGTTTAACCAGTCAGGAGACTGCTGGTCTTCATAGCGAGTCGGGCCGTTAACAGCAGCAACACTGCTTGAGCCAGCGATGCTATGAGCCGTACCGCCGTCGAGGAACCAAGCGTAAGTTGGGCTCGTGACGTTCTCGTAGTTCTGCAAGTAAAGGTCGCGGACCTCGCTTGGCGTCCATATGCCCTCATACAGCATTGGGAGTTGTAGCTGACCGTTCCAATCGAAACTTGTTGGGACTTGCAGCAAAGTTCCAATCGTGAAATCGCTTGGATTTTGCGATGTATTAATTGATCCATTTGTTCCAGCCGTGACCGACGAAGCTGCCGTCACGTCTCGTCCGTCAATGTAGCCCGTCATCGTCTCCGTAGCAAAATCGTAAGTAGCTGTTAACAGGTGCCACGAATTGTCATTTGTCGTGTTTGCTGGGAAAGTAATTACCCCACCTCCTGAGCCACCAGCATTGTCGAAAAGGTAAAGTATTGGCTTATCGTCCGCCTTTAACACACCAAAAGTAAACGCCCGATTTGCACCCGCCGATGCATACGACCCCATCGCGTACATATCAGCCGCAACCTCACCATGCCGAATCCAACAGCTAATTGAGAATTCCGTCCAACCGGCGATATCGACTGGCCCGTTGAAATACTGATTAGTCGCAAAGCTCGTAGCCCTAGCAGACAACTCTTGGCGATCTTTACGACTAGGAGTTTCATCATAGACTGTTCCGTCAAGAAGGGGTCTTTTCCGAACTAACCATGCACCATAAATATCAGAATACTCAGGATTAAACCCTAAAACATCATAACCATTATCTATAACTCTAGAAAGTAAACCAGAAGTATACCCAGATCTTGTTAAAAGTAATGACATATTTTTATATTTCCTATTTTATTCTTGACCATAGCTATATATCTATACGCAAAAGATTGAAAACTTTATTCATCTTTGCAATGTAAGTTCTAATATTCTATTGAGATTCAACAAAAATTAGGGTCGATAGGCAGAACTAAAAAACTTGAAATACTTGGATAAGTATCTGAATACTGAACATTGTATGCTTGAAAATCACTAGTGCTACTACCAATCTGCTATACACAATTATATAAAAAAAGCCGCCTCTTCCGAAGCGGCTTTCTCAAAAATCTATCAAGGCCATTCTTAGAATGAGCCAGCGATGATTCTTCGGTTATCAAGGCAGCCAAAGCCGATTTCACTCCAGCCATAATAACCTTGACGTTGGTGACGATGAAGGGCTGGATCTTCAAAGATCTCAACTTCCTTCTTAACAGGCATCACAAAAGAATCCTTGGCACTTTGATCAATGCCAATAACCAATTCAACGTCAGACGCTTCAATAGAGCCGCCCAAGTCGTTGATGAAGTAATCTTGGTACTCTTGCCCATCACCAAACTCGAACAAGTCGTGAAGATTGACACCAAAAACCCGTGTCAAAGAAGGACCGTCATCAGATGCGGTATAGATTTCACGACGAGACACATCGTCAAGCTGATCGATACCCCAGTTGCGGATATCTTCAATAGCTTCTGGCGACATGTACATGTCTGTCAAACGACCGGGAGCGGTAACGCTATTACCACCGCCGTTTCGACGCATGACAGTTTTCATCAAGCTAACAAGTCGCTTGGTGAATTGACCAGCACCCGCGTCACCATCGTAAACCAAAATGTTACGATCAACAGCGGAAGCCAATAGAGTATGCCATCCATCATCGTTGATCTTCTTAACGAAGGACGACTCAAGAACCTGCATAGCACGACTAACAACGTTCCAGTTTGCCTCACGAGCATATTTAAGCAAGAAGTCAATCGAGCTTGTGATGCCGTAAGTGTTAATCATGACGTAATCACCTTCAACGTGACGTTCAGGAATACGCCCATTGCCCGGATTTGTAAAGGCAACATGATCAATCTCGGTTCCGGGAGCCAAGAGATCCAATGGGAATTCAGGCGATGCACCCGGCTCAAGAGGCATAGCCTCGTAGATACCGCGAACAACATCTCCGAACAAAACTCCCTCACGAAGAGGTGTTTCCAAGGCTTTAGCGATTTCTCGCTGTGCAGTAATTGCGACCGACTTATCAGAATCACCGGACTGTCTTAACAGTTCAATGAATTCAGGAGTTGGTCGTTTCATTTGGGAATTAGACATTCTATCTTCTCCTTTTATTGGTTATTAATTATAGGTTCGTGTTAGGAAGGTCAATAAAGACCTTGGCGTAGCCGTACTGATCAACATCGCTCAAGAAACGACCACACACACGACTTGAACCGTCTGCGTCATCGTCATCGCTTACAATGTTACTAGTTGCCAAGTTGCCGCTGTGACCCAAGTAAGCCAAATCCCCCTGATTAGGAGCGGTGCCTTCAAGAGCGTCGGTTACAACCCAACCTTTACGGAGAAGAGTAACTTTGCCACCCTTCTGAACTTCATTTTTGTGCTGGTTGAGATGTTGGCGAGTCAGGTCAATATTAACCATGTCGTTAACCAATAAACCAACTGGAACTGTGCCCGAAGCATCAGCAGCATAAGTAACAACAGCAGAACCGTTGTCCATTGATGCACCACTACCAGCGGTGCCGTGTGCAACAACTCCACCTCTCTCAGCAACTTCATTCATGAAGTACGAGATGTCTGTTGCGAGTGTGGATCTATCTTGTTTAAGAGCCATTATAAAATCTCCTTTTATTAATTAGGAATTGTTGTGCTTAAGAACTGAACCAATCCATTCAGTAGCTACTGCACGAAGATTCTCAGCAGGATCTTCTTCGCCCATAGCTTCTGCGATTGCAACTTCCGATGATGCTTCGACATCATCTAAAACATCCTCACCCGCCTCGGCAGAATCTACTTCTTCCACTTGCTCAGATGCCTTGTCTTTCATAGCCTTTTCTTCGTCTTTTTTGTCATACTTTTTCAAGAAGTCAGGCTTTGCAGCTTTCTTCTTCATCATAGCGACAATCTTTCCAAAGGTATCGTCGTCAATGTTTTCAAATTCAGAAACAGTTGCCAAAGCTTCTTCAGCATCAAAACCGGCTTCTTCAAGCTCAGCTTTCCGCTTCATCATAGCTTCTTTCTTTTTCATTTCTTTGAGTTCTTCCATTTTCTTTTTCATTTCTTCATCTTTAGCAATAGCAGACTCTTCAGCCTTGCTTAAAGATTCGGACAGTGTTGTGTTTTGAGAATTCAATTCAGCAATCTGAGCTAAACTCTCTGTGATTGTAGCTTCCAAAGACTGAATCTTTTCTTCAAATTCAGCACGTTGTTCTGCAACAATCTTTTCTTTAATTGCTTCGTTGGCGGCTTTTGCTTCAACCAACTCCGCACGCAAGTCTAAAACTTGCTTTTCGTAATTATCAGCCATATTCTTCTCCTTTAATGAAGATAAAGATAAAACTTTTGCTTGTGACTCATCAAAAAAATCATTTCCTTCCAGAATTATACTTCGCGGGTTTGCTGGTTTGGAAACCAAGCCTTTACCAGAGAACGATAAGTTTCTTAACAGTCTTCCCACTTTGTAATCTTCGTATTCTCCGTTTCCTCCGTATGCCCTTAAGTGCTTAGTTAAAAAAGCGGAAGCTTGATCTCTTTGTATAACTTTAGTTTGTCCTTGACTATTTTTTAAAGCATAGTCAAAACTAGGAAATAAACACTCCATACTCACAAACCATTTATTATCTTCAATCTCTTCAACTATATTATTCATTCGTTGTTTCCGATCTGGATCGGACCACTCAGTATAAATTACAGCAGAAGTCAGAATATTAAACTGTTTAGGAATATCTTCTGAACTCACATCGATTGGACGACCTTCAAAATCTACAACCTCATTAGCTGTGATATGGCCGATTATATCCGCCTCATTATGCATGAAATTAAATGGTTTATCCTCTGGCGTATTTCTAGCATCCCAAAGCTCAGAGGGGTCAAATACATCATCATTCTTATTCCAACCAGTGCTAACTAGAATAGATTTGATATAATATAAATCTATTTGGCTCTTGTTTTCAGCAAATGCCATGTCTGCATTTTCGTTCGGGGCGAATGCTAAAATTTTTTGTAGTTTTTCTACAGCCTCAGCTTTTGGAGTTGTAGTTTCTGCTACAGAAAGACAAGCTATAGAATTATCCTGCAAAAGATCTTCCAGCCCATCGCGAATTTCTTGATCGTATATATTATTTAATGTCATATTAACCTCCATATTCCATAATACACAAAAAACAGAAAAGACGGCTTATTTTGCCCTATTCTAACCAAGAACAGAATATTTCAGCAAAGGTCGAGGCGTAGATATGACGCATTTCAGAGGTGTTAGGCTTTCTTTGTCTTATAGTACTAAAGGTAACTGTCTTACCTTTTGATATATCGTTAAAGGTCGCACTGGGCTGAGCATTCTTACTTAAAGCCTCGCTGATACTTGACTCGTCAACCTTTATCATCGGATCTAAAGAGGTGAAGATAGACAACTTTAAATGCTCTAATTCTTTAACTTGAGACTTGCTCAAAGAACGAGAATCCTTTTTACCATAATGCTTGCAGATAACAGGAGTCATCATGTCTGATATTTTCTCCTGTGCTTCAATTCCCCATAAAGTAGCGGACGTTGGTTCAGAACTTCTTGGTAAAACCCTACGTTGTTTTCTAGGTTTTGTGTCTCTAGATTGAGTGGGTCTCCCGGCGTCTTTTATTTCTTTTTCTGGATTTTTATTCTCGGTTACAGTATTAGATTCTTTTACTTCATTTTGTTCCGGCTCTGTATATGGAAGTCCTAGTTTTTCAAAATACTCCTCGGTGTCTAGAGAATCCTGCTGCATTCCTAACTTAGCCATATCTTCTGAGTGGTGAGGATTATGATAAGGCCCAGCTTTTCTAGGAGTATTAGGATTATTTGAACGCTCCCTTTCCTCTCTGCCGACTCGAACCTTTTCAATATTGGGAAGTTCTTTAAATCTCTCTAAAAGAGTTTCTTGAGATATAATGTCACGATCAGCCAAGTCCATCAACAACTTCTTCTGGGCGGATTCATCGGAAAGAATAATGCTGTCAAAGTGAATTTCGGCAGGAAGTCTGAATCCCATAGCTCGTCTAACATACTCTATTTCCTGTTTCCAGAATCCAGTAAGAACCTCTCTACCATACTCCAACCGCTCAACTAAGGTTTTTAATGATACAAAGTTATTAGTATATCCACCACTAGAACCAGAAGCACCTGTTAAAGTTGGAGGGATGCCTAGCCCAGCATAGATACTGGTTAACACAGGTTGGTATTTAGCATCTCCTAAGAATTTATATACTTGAGAATTACTTTCTGTAAACTTTAATTCTGGGCCCCAAACCAAATCCATTGTTCCACCGCCGACATTACTGGCTAAAATATCTCTAATTTTTTGAAGCCCGGCTTTCGTAGGAACAATTTTATGATCATAATCGCCGACGGTCCATAATCTGACCTGACTGATAGCACCGTCTAAAGCTGCTAAGTCTGCAAGTTTCATTTTCTCCAACATACGGATGTCGTCAAGGATAGCATAAATCATAGGATTTGCCCAAAGAAGCCAATCGTCCTTCTTATAGTGATAAAAGAATGTATTGTCACCTAAAGGAATTCTTCTTTCACCCTTTTGAATTTGACTCTGCAAGTCTTTAGGCAGTGTAGCAAATACAGCCTTATTTGTAGTTGCCGTATTTAATAGAGACTGCTGGGTGTTTTTAGATATGTTTAAATAGAACTGCGGCTTGCCTACGGCGAGCGATCCAGCGTCTGCAACATCGATAGAAACAGGATTTAAGAAGTCATACATCCAAGGGACTTCTCTTTTAGGAATTTTTAAATCTTCGATTAAAACATCTGCCCCGGCGGCACGTTTTAAATCGGCTTCTTTTTTTCTGTTAAGTTTGGCTGTTCTTCGTTGTACAGCGACGTTTCCACAACGATAAAGATAATTCAAAAACCTCTCAGATCGATCATACCCTTTGACCTGAGTAAACCATTTGCGGTAAAATTTTTCAATAGTTTTATTGGGATGTACAAGAACAAGACCTTGACTAGCAAAGTCGCTCATCAAATCAATCACATTGCGAATAATACCGACACGGTCATAAGACGCCATGCAGGCTGACATGATTTTCTTTTGACGACTTGGGATAGATTCGCCCGGACGAAAAGAATCATAATCACTACGATTGAAAGAAGGGCGGACACTTTTATTTGGCTCAATGTCAATGTATGTTTGCTGATTACTGCCTCCATACTGATCCCCGCGATAGCCATGTGCTGATGATTTAAAGACGGTTCCTTCATAACCATCAAGATTAGTTACGTCGCAAACCTTTTGTTTTTCTGCATCACTAGCCCACGTTTGATATA